TATTTACATGAGTCCTAAAACTTACGCTTTATATGTATCAGCAGTATCTACTTTAGGATATGTTAACGCTTACAACATGAACGGAGACTATGCACCTGTATTTGAAGGGTACAAAATCGCTGTTTGTAACGGAATGAATGACAACGAATTAGTAGCAGCTGAGAAGTCTAACTTATTCTTTGGAACTGACTTACTTTCAGACGCTACTAGAATCACTTTGATGGACATGTCACAATTAGACGGAAGTGACAACATGAGATTAGTTGCTCGTTACTCAGCAGGTGTTCAGACAGGAGTTGGAGCTGATATCGTAAGACAATCATAATAAATAAATAATACGGAAGGAGGGGGTAAAACCCTTCCTCCCTTAACCTAAAAAAATAAAATAAAATGGCATGTACACTCATTAGTAAGGGAAGGGGGCTTGACTGCAATAGAATTAGCGGTGGAGTAAAGAATATTTATTTTGGAGTTTATGATAAATTTGTAGACCCTATTGATGGAACAGGGATAGTTCAATCAACAGGAGAAATTACTGACATAGAAATGGTTGCAGGTACAGGAAGTGGTTTATTTAGATATACTACACCTTTAGGCGTTGCAAGTATTACAGAAACAATTACAGGAAGTAGAGAAAACGGAACAATTTTCTATACACCTACTGTAAATTTATTGCTTAACAGACTTACAAAAGAAGACCAAAACCAAATTAAATTGTTAGGACAAACTAAACTTGTTATCTTTGCAGAATTGAACGCAACTTTAGCTTCTAACGGACATAATGTAATAGTAGGACTAGGAGTAACTAATGGAATGGAACTTAACGCAGGTACTATGGATAGTGGTGCTGCATTCGGTGACAGAAACGGTTACACACTAACATTTGATGGATTAGAGCCTGCACCTTTTGCAATGGTAGCAGATTACACAACTGTTCCTTTTGACCAAGGAGCATTTACTAATGTTTCAGTAACAACATCTTAATTAGTTTTCTTATATATTCTTGATTGAGGGGTGCTAACGCACTCCTTTTTCTTTTTAAAGCAAATAAATTTAAAGTTTTTCTATTATATAACAGACAAACTAACTATGATACAAGCAACAACAGAAAGTAACTTTACTATATTTGTACAAACTGAGGACAACCGCATAAATACTGCTGTAGCTTCTACTCAGATAAGACACTTACTAAAATACACAAATGACTTAGATAAGTCTGTCTATTATGCTTATGGCTCTGCTGAAACTATCTTTGACAGATATTCACAAATCAATTTTCTTTATAATGCTACTCCTAATGTTTACGAAGGTAAAATAAAACTACTACCAGCAGGATATTATAAGTATGAAGTTTACGAGGTTAGTTGGGTAGGAACAGTAACTGTATCTTCAGGAAATGCACCTGCAAATGAAGATGATGTTTTAAGTCCTGCGGCTGACACTAAGGGGGTAGTTCAGGGATTAGTAACTAAAGGTAAACTCAACTTATCTGAAAAAGATGGAACGCAGCAAGTTCAATACACGCAAAGACAAGCACCAACAGAAACGAATTATATATATTACGGACAATAAAATAAAAAAAAATGGCAATAGAAAACGTACAACAATTATTAACTGAGCAACTAGGAAAGCATAGATGTGATGTAATTACAACCACAGCAATGACAGGTAAAGACTATTATGCAATTCACTTTGTTACGGAAAGTGTAATAGCTTCAATAGCAGCTTCTAATATTCAAACAGGCACAGGCTCAGCAGCAGCAAGTCTACACACTACTATACCTGCTGGAACGACTTTATTTCTTCAATGTACAGCTATCACTTTGACTAGTGGTTTAGCTATTTGTTACTACGAGCAAGTACTATAATGAAAATTTTAAAACTAGGACAAATGCTAGGCGGTTCTAATGCGCCAAGTGGGGCATCTTTTGAGAATTTATATTCACTAGAGTTTGATGGTGTAGATGATTTTGTAACTTTTGGAGATGCAGATATATTTACTCCAAATAGTTCAGGTTCAAATAGAGGATTTTCTCTTTCTTTTTGGGTTAAATTACCTTCTTCAGGTGGTGGAATTTTAATTAGTAAACAAGAGTTTTTTAGTGGAGGTACATTTTTTTATGAGTATGAGGTAAGAACACAATTTGCTACAAAGCCATTTATTAAATTTTATGCTGGTGATAACACTAAAACTCATCAAACGCTTACTCTAGATGACGCTTTATCTACAGACACATGGCATCATTTAGCTTTTACATTTGACTTGTCTAGTAGCTCATCTTCTATTGTAGGATATGTTAATGGGGTTCAAAAAACAAATGGTAGTGGTGCTACTTATTCAAGTAGTGGAACTTGGGCAGCTGTAGCAAATACACCAGCACATTTACAATTAGCAAAAAAAGGTTCAACTACAGATTTTAATGATTGCTTCATAGATGAGTTTGCAATTTTTGATGATACATTATCTTCAAGCACAGTAACAAATATTTACAATTCAGGAAGTCCTAATGACTTAAGCGGTTTAGATTTTTTGATTGGATATTGGAGAAATGGAGATACAGCAGGCCCTTCAGTTTTCCCTACAATTGATGATAATAGTTCTAACAGTAATGACGGAACAATGACTAATATGGCTTCAAGTGATATAGTGACAGATGTACCTTAAAAGATAATAAAATGATATATGTAATTTATGATATGGCAAATGTAGCAAGTATTGATTTTTCTGAAATAGAAGAAACAAGTCAAGATACATTAAGAATATCTTTAGACGAAAAGCAAACAGTATTAAAATTTATAGGTAAAACTCCTAGTTTTTTAGTAGGTTTACAACAATATAACCATCAAGAGATTTTAGCTATTATGAAGTCTGCTGAATGGACTAAAGAATAATAATTATGAATGATAAAATACTTAGTATAAACTTAGAAACTTCAACTGCTCCTGTAGTACAGGAAGTAAGAGGACGTGACTATATAGAATACGGAACAGAAGACTGGAAAAACCTCTATCCTCAGTTCTTAATTGACTTGTATTACAATTCTAGTACACACGCGGCAATCGTTAATCAAACTGCGGAGATGATAGCAGGAGAAGATTTAGTAGCTGAAGAAAACGATATTAATTTAGAAGCTTATGTAAAATTAAAAAAGTTTCTAAGGCACGCTAATTCAAAGGAAAGTTTACACCAAGTAATTAAGAAAGTTGCTTTTGACTTTAAACTACAGGGTGCTTATGCTATACACGTTGTTTGGAATAGAGAAAGAACAGAAATTGCTGAACTGTATCACGTACCTGTAGAGCGTGTAAGGGCAGGAAGACCCAATGAACTAGGCCAGATTGATACTTTCTTTATAAGTGCTGATTGGGCAAACACTAGGATGAATAAACCTTATCCTATTACTGCTTTTAACGTAAACGATAGAACATCAGGAAGTCAATTAATTTACTCAGGTGCTTATAGCCCTAATATGGACATCTACCATACACCTGATTACATAGCTGGTTGTAATTGGGCTTTAGTTGACCAAAAAGTAGCAGAGTTTCACCTTAATAATATAGAGAATGGATTTGCAGGCTCTTACTTTGTAAGTTTTGCGAATGGCATACCGACTCAAGAAGAAAGAAGGCAGATAGAACAAAGCTTAGTAGATAAATTTACAGGCGCTTCAAACTCAGGTAAGTTTGTACTGACGTTCTCAGATGATAAGACTAGAGTTCCTGAAATAACACCTATAAGCGTTTCTGATGCAGACAAGCAATATTTAGCCTTACAAGAGCTTTTAGTTTCTAATATTTGTGCAGCACACAGAATTACATCTAAGACTTTAATGGGTATTGATACAAACAACGGATTTTCTAGTAATGCTGATGAGCTTATAAACGCTGCAAATTTCTATCAAAATACTGTAGTACGTGGCTTCCAACTGAACATCTTAAACACTTTGCAGACTATATTCTCAGTAAACAATATAGACTTGCCTGTAGAGTTTGTACAGCTTAAACCTATTACAGTTCAATTTGACTCTAAGACTATCAGAGAAGTTATGACAATTGACGAGATAAGAGCTGATTTAGGACTAGAGCCTTTAGGAGATGAAGATACAGTAGAACAAGACGTTAAGCTATCTAAGGCAGGAATGATAGACGGACAGCCTGTTTTTACTACAATAGAAGAAGCTGAAGCACACGCAAAGCTAGTAGGTTGTGAAGGGTATCACGTACATGAATTAGAAGGGCAGAAAGTCTACATGGCTTGTAAAGACCATTCAGAAGCAACAGACTTAAAAAAATGTGATTGTAAAAAAACAGATAATGACTTTACTGAATTAGAAAGTTTTATAGCAGACTTTGGAGAAGATGTTCCTGAAGATTGGGAATTAATAGAAGAAGAAATTGTTGATGGAGAACACCAAGACTTTGACTATGAAGCTGAATTAAACAGTTACAACAAAACAGAATTAGCATCTACAGGAACAGCAAGACCAAACGCTAGAAGTGAGCAAGACGGAACAAACAAATCAGATAATGATTTTTACAAAGTTAGATATGTTTACACTAAAGATAATTTTTTAAGTCAAGAAGGAAGCACTAGGGATTTTTGTAATATTATGATGTCAGCTAAAAAAGTTTACAGAAAAGAGGATATTATACAAATGGGTTCTAGACCTGTAAATAAAGGATGGGGGCCTAAAGGAAATTCAGCTACTTACTCAATTTGGCTTTACAAAGGCGGAGGCAATTGTCATCACTTTTGGCTAAGGCAAATCTATAAAACATCTTTAAGAGGTGCTAAGAGTAACATTAAGCCAAGTGAAGCTATATCTTACACTAAAGCATTGTCTGAAGGATTTACAGCAGAAAGAAACGATAAGCTAGTAGCAAGACCACCAAAGAGAATGAAAAATAACGGATTTTTAGAACCAAGATAATTATGGCATACGTATTATTTATATCAGAAGCAAAGCTAAAAGACAGCACAGCAATAAACTTAAATGTTTCAACTGATTTGCTCTTACCGTACGTAAGACAAGCGCAAAAGCTCTATGTAGAAACTAAGTTAGGAACTGACCTTACACAAAAATTAAAAGATTTAATTGTAGCAGGTACAATAGGTAATGTAGGAAACGAAGCATACAAGACATTAGTTGATGACTATATTGGTGATATGCTGCCTAACTGGGCGTTTTATCACGCAATCCCTTTTTTAAGATTTAAGATAGAGAACGGAAATATTTACAGCAAAACAAGCGAAACAGGAAACAGTCTTAGTACAGAAGAAGCTCAACATCTTAGAGAAGAAGTTAGAAATACTGCTGAATACTATACAGAAAGACTTATTGACTATGTAAGAAATAACATTACTAGCTTTCCTGAATACAATACTAACTCTGGTGCAGATGTTTCACCTGACCAAAATGCTTACTATAATGGTATGAATTTAGAAAGACCAATTAGACAGGGAACAGAACTTACATTAAGAAACTTTTTAAACGCTTCTGATTACTCATAATGAAAAGACACTATAAACCTAAAACTAAAAATGTTACTAAGCTAAAGACTTACTTAGATAAAAAAACAAAAAACAATGACAGAAGCAAAAGACACTCTACAAGTAGGATTAGCTAACGCATCAGCAATAGGGTTCAGCATAACAGACTGTAACGAAATACTAACGCTAGTTTCACTTGTACTAGCTATAAGTTTTACTATATATAAATTTTTGAAATATGAAAAGACTAATCTGTAAACTATTATATATCCTAACCAAAGAAAGAATATGCTTAGGGTTGTGTTCTAAAAATTGTAAATTTGAAAAATCTAAATAGATGGCTCGTAAAGTTATTACAAGCGGTTTTAAGAGCGTTAAAAAGAAACGAAAGGGAGTACACTCCAAAAACGCAAGTAAAGGACAGAACGGCTACAAAAAAGCCTATAGAGGTCAAGGGCGTTAATCTTCTTTTAATTAGAGATACTTTTACAGAAAAATCTACTATTGGTAAGTTGTTTATCAATGGTGAGTTTTTTTGTGATACCTTAGAAAATCCTTACATAAATAACGAAAGAAATATTAGCTGTATTCCTGCTGGTCTATACAAAGTTAGACTTAGATTAGCAAGAGAAAGTGCCACAAGAGATTACTTACACTTATTAGTGCAAGATGTTCCTAATAGAAGTTATATCTTATTTCATAGAGGAAATACTGCTAAAGATACAAGCGGCTGTATTCTAGTAGGAAATGGTCGTCAACAAGACGCTGTTAATAACTCACGTTTAGCTATGGACTTAGTTATCAAAGAAATACTAAATTTGGGCGGAGAAAATATTAATTTAATAATCAAAAATAAATAATTATGAAAAAGTTTTTAGAGAAGTATCTTATCGGTCAAATGGTAAAAAGTAAAAAGTTTTGGTATGCAGTTAGTTCTGTAGTTGTACCAGCTTTAGTTACTTACTTAGGAGTTGATGAAACAACTGCAAAAGATTTATACTACGCTATCTTAACTCTTATCGTAGGTCAGGGTATTGCTGATGTCGCTAAGAAATAATAGATACAGATTAAAGCCGCATGAAATTGTGGCACTAGAAAAAATGCGAGAAGCCGAGACTAGAAACGTTCTAGTTATTGGCGACTTGCATGAGCCCTTTTGTCTTGAAGGTTACTTAAATTTCTGCATAGACCAATACTATGCTTACAATTGCACAGAGGTAGTCTTTATAGGCGATGTAATAGACAA